GTCGGTCACTGACTCGGGATGTCAGAGGCTAACAGAAATATTTCACGACTCTGCTAAATCGGATGTGCCTGACTGCAGACGCAGTCATCATGGTGACTCAAGCCGATCAGACCACGACTGCTATCAGGCTTGCTATCAGTCCGGTTCCCGAACCGGGCTAGCAACGGTCGTCACGAACTTCCACGCGACGACCCAATCCCGCTCTACAAGCCCTTCCAGCAAGCTGAGCGGAATTGGTCGAATATGCTGCTGCCTGTCAAACCACCGTTCACAGAGCAGTTGAAGCGGCAACGGAAACCTGAATACCTCTTCTACCACCAACCTGTCAGAAACAGTGGGCTCAACTGTCAACGCCTTAGCAGCACACTCCTCAGGGTCTGCACCACCAAAAAGCACGTCGTGTTGCTCCTGACCGCGATAAGACTTTAAGTCAAACCGCGCGTTGCAACCTGCCGTGCACCTCAGCAGCCAACCCGCCAGGCTGCGCACCACCGGGCAACCTGGAGCTTCAACGCATAGAGACAGAGCCTTTGCACGCAACAACTCTCTACGCACTGAATCACTCTGAAACCGATGTTCAGAGAGCGTCCACCCGGTCGTCATCATCTTCTTGACCGGGTCCACCAATACCCTTCCGCCAGTCCCACTCCTGAGCTGGCAGAACCCTGCTGTTCCGATGCTATTGTGCACTACCATCTTGATCTCGAATCCCAACTTCTTGAAAAAGCCACAGTCTGGTATCACACTACCTAACACCGGGTGTCTCAGCACCGCCAATCCATCATCACCTTCAACGACCATCTTCAACGACAGGCCGTGTTTAAAACAGTAAAACAACATCAGCAAATAATTCGTAATACCGTTTCCCAGAGAAGTACACATGTCACCGCTCATTCTCGTGGCCACAACTGAAGCCGTCAGGCTACCAAACCCCAACTTGTTCTTTCCCGTCAGCGCCCTGGTTATATACTTGTTCAATCTGAACCGATCGGGTAACAGCTTCATGAAATGACGATACACTTGCAATTCACACGCCTCCATGACTCGGCGCGTGAAGTGAGCTTCAAAGCGACTATGATCGGTCTCAATGAACTTACACCCAGGGCCGTCTAGCCTCTCTCGGATGTAATCCATTCGTTTCCCCACCGTCATAGATTTTACGAAGCATGGGAGTTTATAAACTTCCCTCTCTACAGCATGGAAGAACGGTCCTGAAAAGCACTTGAAGGCGTCACTCCTTGAGTTGATCGTCCTCGCGTGTTTAAAACTCGGGTACCGCTCCCTCTTAACAAATGATTTACACCTCAAATGTTTCTTCCTAATGATGAGCTGGCTCCGTATAGCAGCTTTCATCAACTGAGTCTTCCTCCACTCAGGGTACCTGGTCTTACTAAGCCAGGTATTGACCGTCAAGTCGGTATCTTTCCCCAAAGGGGTGAAATTTGCTCGACAAAACGATCGCACGAATCCACGGAACTCCCGCAACAACTGCGAGTCAACGACAGGTAGCTCACAGAGCACCCTCTTAGCCAACCCCCGTTTCAACGTCGACTTATCGGTGGGATGTGGCACCGGGTATGTCGCACCCTCCACATGGCACCCCAATGACACCTGGGGAATGTCAGACTTAGGCACACAAGCTTTCTCTGTCACCACCCATGACCGAACTTGTTCATACTTGAGCAGTGAACTGACATATTTTGCCTTATACCCATGTTGTACTATCAGGCCCGTCATAGGCTCACGGGCCGGCACTGAAAATCCTTAATCGAAGAATGGTGGCCATGCTCTCGCATTTGGTAACAGCAGTAATCCAACAAAAACTGCACCGTGTGCGTGCGCAACCCAAGATATTCATAATAAGGCAAATTTGTTGCCCTAGCCACCTGAACAAATCTAGAATCCAACCTCTCGTAATCGTCGACTCCAGTCAACAAAAACCCATCATTGGACAGGACATCAGCTACAACAGAAGCAGAAACGTGCACGTTGTAACTACTTCGTCTGGGAAATAACCCCCACCAATACCCACGCTGAATGCACTCAACGTGGGCGTGCAAAATTTGGGGCTGACCCCGCAACAGGTCAAACCCTCTGGACAGAACAACACGATCATCTGCTGGGTTGACTAAGATCGGCTCGTCCTCTACAATTACCTCTCTCGTAGTATAAAACGTTCTCGTCACCCACTCATCGCGTTCGTCATCAAATACCATCACACTTTTCTTCTGAAACCTAGAGTCCAACGACTCCACGGCATTTATGGTCCAAGTGTGTTTGACTTGACAACTCTCGTACACCCCATCTATCCAATAGCGCACGAAGCTCTTCGCACGCTGCCACCAGGAATCTAAGCGCTCATCAGTGGCATCAAACTGACGTGGTAAAACGACAGGCTGATCCTTCGGCGTCAGCGAATCATTTTTGGGTCCACCACCTCCGTTTTTTACCTCAACTCTCGACTCAGACATTTCAGCGCGCTTCTGTTCTAAAGCGTCTGAGGCGCCCTGCAATTGCTGCAGCTGCTGCACACACTGAGAGTATACGGTTTGCGCGTTTCTCCGCTTTCTTTCTTGCCTGCGTACGCGCGGATTTGGATTTTTATTTTTATTTATATTTTGATTTTCTTTAATTTCTCGTTCTTTAACTTCCAAAGAACTATTACTACGACCACTCGAAGAACCAGCTTGTTGCGTTACTGGCACCTGTAACTGTGGACCAACACGCTCCAGGTCTAAAGCGTGCGGTACTTTACGGTCATAGCTGAGGTTGTGTTCCATTGGAGCTTATCCAAGCAGGTTACCGTCACCTACGGTAAAGAGGTTCCAATGCGTTTGGACGGACGCTGCCTTGAGGACAGTAATGGCGTCAATACGCCGGTTGAGAGGGTTCCTTCGGTTCGACCCTCTTACTCCCCTTTCGGATTCAGGTATTGCTACCAGGCGATATCGCCCGCTTTTCCCCAACTTTAAACACACTCACTCAACGTCAAATCCCACGTCGCCGACGTTGGCAATGTGCCACCGACACTCACTGTGACAGAGGTTATGGTGTTAGACAATGTCACAGCGAAGAAGGCTCTCAAACATGCCACCACTCCATTGACACCAGTAGCAGGAGCTCCAAATTGGGAGGAGTAGCCACCAATGCCATTAAAGGCCGCGCAGTTCGAGTAAGATAATGTCGGAAGTGTCACCGCCGCTGTAGTACCAACCCATGAGATACTAAGACAATATTTTGTTCCGGCGTAACTGTTAACCGCAGGGATGCAGATCGTATTGGACTTTGCTCCAATGGTATAGACGCCTAGACTGTTAGTTTCAGTAGTAACAGTCCCGTCAAAAGGTGCTGATCCTTGAGCACTCCCCGTGTTCGAGTAACTATGATAATACCAGCCAGGCGCCGCTTGATCCGTGATCAAACGGGGCTTCTTCAAAGTGATGTCATACACTATATGCAGTTCTCCCACAGTGGACGGAGCTTGCGACCCGTTTGCACCTAGGAAGAAATTTCCATGATCATATTTCGCGAGGTCGTCTGCCACGTTCGCGGCTCGGACCAACTTACTACGAAACAGGACCATGTCTGCCTTACACTCCACCGGATACACGTTGGATTCCGATGGTTTACCATCACTCGCCGAAGATAGGCCGAGCATTGACACTTTGTTGGGAGGAGCCGCCAAATATGGGTTATACTGGACAGCCCCAATGATTTGCCCTAACGCAGTATTCGTACTATTTAAAGCACTAGCTGAGGTAGACTTGAAATAAAACACGCAACCATTCAACTCATATTCCTGAAAAGCAGCGGCAACAGTAGACAACCACGGGAAAGTCGTAGGCAACCCGGGATTAAGAGGGTACGTAAGTACCGAGAACCCCGTGGCGCTCAAGACATCTCCCAAGAATTCATGGTGGGAAATCCGAACTCCTCGATCCAGTGTGGCGTTCATACTAGGGACGCGTGAAGCCAACAATTGATCAGCTTCAGCCGTAGTATAAGCGCCATATCCCAACAGCCGACTAACGCCAGCCACCGCTATCCCAGCTCCGGGCATGAACTGGTTAGCGATTCCACTAAGACCTTTTACTATTGACGCCGACGCATTTGGTTGTGAGCGTGGCTTATTGACCATCTTTTTGGGCGTACGCTTGCGCCCACCAGCTTTTCGATTACGTTTAGGCATAAGTTAAGACCACTCCTAAGTGGACGAAAGAATTTCGTTCGTAAATCTTATTCG